ATGACTGAATACAAGTGGCAAGGATGGGGATTGCTGCCCCTTTTCATTTCCAAAAAGGCGTTTTCTCAGATAATTAGTTCAGCAGGTTGGAGTCATTGGGCAAAAGGTCTTAGTACGAGCGAGATCAAAGATGTACGACGTTTTTATACACGTTCAAGTGCTGATTTACTTAGACCCTTGAAATCAGGGCGCTTTACATTAACAAACGGTGAAGAGCCGCTTTTTACACTTGCAAACAGTTCTTTATTAGATTGCGGTCATCAGGTCAATATCACCAAATTGCAACTTCTGGAGTTGGGGGAGATATATTTACTTTACATACACTATGAATCTCCTTTGACATTTAGTGCCGATAGCATATCTAAGCTAAACAGAAGCGTATTCCAATGGGAGCCAAAGACTGAGAAGCACAAAGTAAGTCAATGGATGAGATCTGGGCAGGAAACTAAGGGATTGAAACAGCATATTAGTGAGCTTTTAGATATTTCATTAGATCAAGATACCCACTATGGAGAAGATACATTTGGACATGAATTGGTGAATTGTACTTGGGTTAAGCAAGTCACCAGCTTTGAATCAAAAGAAACTATTTGCGTTAGTGAGTTAAGTGCTGGAATAAACGTTAACGATCCAAGGTATAAACTTTCAGCGAGCGAGAAACAAAGGCTAATAGAAACTCAATTTGATTATTGGGCTGATTGGAGATGCCAATTCAATTTGAATCGCTTGGTATTCGTTGATCAAACACCAGAAGAATCATCACTAACATGGAACTTATCTAACAACAATTATTACCTGGACTTGTTCGCTGCGGTAGTTTGCCAGAGAACGGCATTAAAAAGATTTAAGGATGAAATGATACTTTGTAGTCATAAGCGCAGAGGGGCTTTGTATGAACGCATTTCCAAATTCAGACGACAGTACAAAATTGCCCATATATCTACATACCCATTTGCAGAAAAACTATACGGATATTTTTGCAACCAAGCCCGTCTATCGGAGATAGAAGAAAGCACCTTTGTTGAGCTGGAGCATAACCACTCTTTATGGAAACAAGAGAGAGAGGAGTCGTCAAATACAGTATTGTTGTTAGTCTCCCTTGTTGCTGCGCTTCTTGTACCAGCAAGCTCCATCGCGACAATTATGGCGTTAACGGACGAACAAATGAACTCCGTGTTTTGGTCTTTGTCTGGTGTGATTACCGTATTGACTGTATTAGTTATGATTTGGCCACCGTTAAAGCGATACCTAAAAGTGAAAGCATTGGATTAACTCTAAATTCTGATGCGCACGTTTGCTTTGATAGATAGAGCCAGATATCTAAGATACAAAGAATTTTAGATGCTGCGCATTGTCCGATGACTGACAAACAAACCTCACATCTGGTTAGTAAACCCGAGGTGGAAAATGTTTTTTTAAGCTTAGCAGAAGCAGTTGATGCAGAATTAAAACACTTAGGGAAAGCTCTTAGATTAGGAGTCTCACGTAAATTTAGAGCGACAATTTTTAGTAAATCGATTAAATGACGGTTCGTACCAAGCCTAGTATAGGTTTGGGGTTTCAAATTTGCGTGAGACTGAGTTTTAGTTTCAATTTGAAATGACACTAAAAAGTGACATTACAACTTTACGCCTACAATACCAGTGCGCATTATGGGCGCTTATGTTGAATACGATTGCATATGCGTATCCTATAAAATGTCTCTCTTTTGAGGGACAATTCAATGAAGTATCACGAAATGACTAAAAACTATATTTTTCGTGAATTTGAATGTGGTTTAACCGTTGAAGAAGCTGCTGAACTTTGTTTGAAAAGTGTGAGGACGGTCAAACAGTGGGATAAGGGAAAAGCCATTCCGCCAGAGTGTAGAAGGCTGATGCGCATGAACAAGGGTAGGGAACTGAGCATCTGCGATGATTGGGAAAGCTTCGTAATGAGGCATGACCGCTTAGAGTTACCGACTGGCCAGCGAGTTACAGCTCAGCAAGTGTTGATTGGCGTGGCATTGTTAGAGTTAGGCGCTTCAACTGATATGGCAGTTGCTCACCAAATCCTGAAGTATGCGAGAGTGTTGAAGAACATGGTGTAACAAAAAAGGCTCCGATTGGAGCCTTATTAAATCTTATACGACCTCTAGTGACTCAGGCCAAATGAAGTAGGGGCCGAAGCGCTTACTGTATTTGAACTCACCGTGAGCTTGCGAACGATTTAATGCGTTTGTTAGCTTGAAGTACTTAAGCCGACTCGATATTTATCGCTTTTAACCTAAATTCGCCTTCAACCATTACTATTTCTTTATATCTAACAGTATCGCCAAATTTATCTTTTAAGTATCTTCTATCTTCTTCAGGCATACGAAGACCGAATATTAAACTAGTTATTTTTCCTGGTGCGTCACACAGCATGTTATTTCCATGAGATATAATTCTCCATTCTTTTTCGTACGCCCAGTGGTCAGATTTAGTAAGCATGATTGCACCAACAAACGTCTGCTCAGCAGATAAGTTCCCACCATTTTCAAGATCATCTAAGTGAAGAATATCTGACATTGAGATGTTGGGGTATTCGTAAGAATATCTTACAGGGAATGTATATCTTTCATTACCGAGCAGGTTATCTTCATTTCTCTCATATTCGACACAGAAACCTTTATGATCATCTCCATAATGAGCCCATAATAGCGGATTATCTTGAGTTTCGCTTAAGCTATAAACACCTATACTCTCTACATTATCTTTAAATTTAGTCCACAATTCATCAAGTAACGACTTACGAAAGAGATGCATCGATTCGGCATGTAAGTCATCACTAAACATGGACTCAATGATTTTCAATACTTGTTCATCTGGGCTATCTTTTAGTTTAGGATGTTTATTTCTAATAACCTCAAGGAGTTTCTTTGGTGAATTGACAAATACACTTACCAGTTCTGTTAGCCGCTCCTCCCAATTAACTCCTAACTCACCCGGTCTTAAATTACAATCAAATGGGTCATTAAAACTATCTGGTGATGATATCCAGATTTCTTCTTTTAGCAGTGAGTTAATTAAACGTTCATCAATAACATTTGATTCTTTATTCCGAACCCTAAATGCACGGTACTTGTATAATGTTTTTATGTTGGGATACTTCATATAGGTTACTCAAAATATCTAATCTAGTTAACGCTTGTTATACGACGGTTTACTTTATCCGCACATTGTGCAGTCTATTCGTAGTGAACTCAATAGATAAACTTTATATTTTCAATAATATAAATTAATTGCATGGGTGTTTGGTTGCTCATTTGAGCCTAATCACGATTTCTTCGAACCGTTGAGATATGGTGGAATTTACCCCCGTAATACAGATTCGAGGGTTTGACCTCCCGCCGCACGTCGCGCAATCGTCCTAGCCCGTCCTCACTTGCTCCGCGCGTCCGTCGGAGAGAACCCAGAAAAGAAGAATAAGCATTGCTCGACACTCGCAAAGCTTTGATGTTGTGAGTATGCAGCGTTCCGGTAGGTTAACGCGCCTTTGGTGTGGATAGTCTCTGCAAGGCTGGTCTAGCAGGAAGGAGGGCGGCTGCATCCAAGTGGCTTTGGGCTGCTAACCGCGCCGATTAAGTGATGAGGCTAGGTTTTGCTGTGGTGGGCGGCTTGGTGCCTCGTCGTCGCTCCGCAACTCCTTATCCCTGCGGGGCTGGCACCGTGCCTTTAATTGAAGTAGTCGACCAGTTTGCCTAGGAGGTATCTCGCAAGGTCATACACGAGCACCACAATGACTGCGTTCACTATCGAGAGATGATCAAACAGCTCGATGATTTCAACCAGCTGTCCATGCGTTACGTATTCATTCATTAGGTTTCGTCTCCACTAAACAAACCGCCAACGGGTTTGAGTTCAATATCTTGCTCTTGCCGTTGTGCATATTGCTCATACGGCGAACACGTGACATAGAAGTTGGATGCGCCGTGGGACAGCTGGACGAGACAATCGTCCAGATATTCCATCTTGACGCCCAACTTGTTTAGGAATCCGTCATCGAGGTAAGTCACACCGCGCGGTGTGACAACCTCAAAATGCACGTTGACGTGTATCGAGGTGGCTTTGTGCCAACGTTCCACCGCAGAGACATAGATACTTTCTGAGTTCGCCAGTGGGAACCAAGCAGGAACGGTGCCTACGTCATGATAAGACTCATTCCCGCAACCAGAACCCGTACAGCCAGAACCACTAGAACCCATGACAGAACCAGGCGAACCACTTTGACCAGGACGAGCTTGAACTTGCGAAGTCGAAACGCCACCTTGCTGCGAAGTTTGATGAAGCTGCGTTCCTTCCGCAGTTGTCGTCTCAGAATCAGAAACCATACCAATAAGCGCATAAACTAAGTACCCAAATGAAAGCACGACCAGTGCCATAGCTGCTAAGAATTTCGGGTTAAGAAAGATGTTCTTTCCAAGCCCCGACTTGGTGATTTGCCCCGTGACAGTCGAGGCGTAGAGGAGGTGGACATCAAGCGGCACCTTGAGGTTATAAACCACATCGTCTTTGCTTGGTTTGGTGACCGTTCGAGTTGGGTCATGCTCCAAGATGCGCGGTTTCCGGTTGGAAAAGAAGATCCCATCTTTACCCTTATGTTGCTTGGCCAACTCCGCAACACCTTTTAACTCTTTCGGGATTTGAGCAAAGTCAGGCGTGAGCAACACAATGTCCCAGTTGTAGTGCCGGTGCTCCATAAAGGCGTTGTTAAAGTTCTCTGGATAGATGATGCGTCCTTGCTCATCAAAGCGTGTGCGTTGGCAATCGTCTATCTCGCCATTGTCCAAACTGGATATATCAATCGTTAGCCAACGAGAGTGAAACAGCTCGGAGAATCCTTCCGGTAAGTGAGGCTCAAAGTCAGTGAAAGGGCGCTTGTGTATGTTCGCCATTTTGAAACCTGCATTGACCGAGAAGATTTGCTGACACTCATCAATGAGGATGAATGCCCCAATGGGCGCCCAACAGAAAAAGTATTTCCAAAGCTCGAAGCCTTCAGGATTGCGAGAGCTAATGCGAATGAGCCGAGCCGTATCAGGAAACTTTTCACCAAGGCGTTGTTCAATCACTTCAAGTGGCTGCATACCATGAATGTTCGTAATGCAAATTCGACCTTCACGCAGTGCAGGCAGTAAGTCAAACCACACGGCGCAAGCCGATTTGTAAGAGCCACCGTGACCGTATCGAAATGAAGTAGCCATTCAATCACCAGTTAAAGAAACGCATAACTAAAGACGTAGCGAACGCATCAAAGATGACACGTAGCCCAGAGGTGACGCCGTATTCGGTCAAGATATAACGAACGTCAGAGGGAAGCGCATTAAAGCGGTCTTCAACAAGCGTATAGACGCCATATTCTTCGAGCAGCAGCTGCGCAATCTTGAGCGCGATTTGTATCGAGGCAATCTTGATATCGAGCCATACCGAGATAAGCCACATCGCGCCGTATTCAAACGCGTTCTTTATCCATTCAATCGCCACATCAAAGAAGTCGAGAAAGGTTTGCCCAATGTTGGCAATAAACTCTAATGCCGAGTAGATGTATTCCATGTTATTTACTCCGATTACCAAACAGAACCCAAAGGGCGATTAAGGCACAAATGAACAGCACGACAGGGCGCACATAACCCGATACCGCATCAAAACGCTGTAGTCCTGATTCAACGGTTGCGCCTTTGATATTGAAAGACTTGTCGCTTAATGTGCCGTTGTTGAAGTTGGTACCGATAGTGATTAAGCCTTTAATGTCGTCCACATAGCCTTGGATGGATTCGGCTTTTTCATCTATCGTGGTTTGCAGGTTGGCAAAGTCTTCTGCCGTAAAGATTTCGCCAGTGATAGCGGTGCCTGTAGGTGTGCCAAACTCTGAGCCAGTCAATAGACCCTCAATCGCATTTAAGCTGCTATCGAGTTCGCCCATTGAATCACCAAGCCCTTTTAAATCGTTACGAATACCAATGGTCGCGTTGGTATTGTTGTTCACCGCCGTAGTGATATCGCCGTTGGCCTGTTGGATGAGTGCCTTGGTGTTGTTATAAATCTTGTTGTCATTGATTTGCTGCTCTTGAATGGCTTGGGTGTTATCGACCAAAGAGCCTTTCACATCAATAACCGCGTTGGTGATGTCAGCGTGTGACTGGTTGATATCGACGTTAAGATCATGAATACCTTTGTTCACATCCACGTTAAGCCCTTTAATAGCAGAAAGGACTGCCGTATCTGTCGATTCATCCGTGTCAGGGTCTTCTACATCCGGCTTGTCATCAACGACACCGGGATTGACCGTGTTGGTTGAATCGTCGGGTAGGACACTTGGGTCTTCAATCTCATCGGTTGGGTCATCGGGGTCATGGGTTGGGTCTTCTGGCGTATCCGGTGGAATGATGGGTTCATCAGGCCCATTCACACCCCAGAAAAGTGTGCCACCGTCACACTGACGTCCAGTGTAAGCAAAGCGCAAAGAGCATTGAGAGTCGGGCGTGTACTGTCCATCAGGCACGCCAGTACAAATAATGGTGGATTCGTTCTTAGTCATTTCACATCGAGTGGCACCATAGTCACCGTAACAAGCGCCCGTCACCAATTCGCCGTATATGGCAGGGTGCCAGTACAATTTCACCGTATCGCCAATGGACTGTTTGAACTGACAAGCATCCATGCATGAGCCATCAGGATTGGTGCCAAATTCACAGTTCGATTCGCACATGTTTTCTCGGTTAAGTTCGGTGCCAGCAGGACACTGAAACCCATACCAACCATTAAACCTAACCGTTTGACCGGGATAATCTCCGCCTGAAACATTACAAATGGAACCACCACCATACTTGTTCACTTGCAAAAAGCACGTCGTGGTTTTGTAGTTCTTATATGGAACGCTGCGATTCTCAAGACAAGAAAGCACGCTAGCAATGTTGTAGCTTTTCCCGTTCTCAGCACAATCAAAAATACCACCTACATCCCTTGCGGTACCCGTTGTGGGAAATTGAGTCGCAGAAGCTTGGCTATAAAAAGACAGAAAGATTAACGGAAGAAAAAGCAGTAGTTTTTTCATAAAGAAGCCAATAAAAAAGGGAGCCGAAGCCCCCTTGATTAACTGATTAGTGAGTATTGATGCCACTCACAAAGCCGTGGAGAAATGCCCCCGCAAAGGCAACACCTAGAATGATAGCGAGAACATCTCCAAGTAAATTACCAGATAAAGGAGGCATGGAGGCGAACCGTTAGCGACGCAAGAAGCCAACAACCATAGTCACACCAAAGCCCAGTGCAGCCATACCAATCAGACCCGCCACAACCAGTGATACGTTAGCTTGACCACCGGATACCGCAGAGTTGATTGCGCCCGTGATATCGACTTCAGCGAAGGCCGGAGAGACAGACGCGACCATAAGAGCAGCGCCAGCTGCGGTCTTTTTGTTTACTACTGCGTGTTTTACGTTATTTACAACAAGTTCTAGTTTTTTCATAAGATTTACCTTTTACTCATAAGGCGAACAACACGACCCACCCAGTGACCAACGACCATGTTGATCAAGAGCACGCCACTGACATACAGGAACAAGTCACCGTTGAAGAGGACTGGTTCCTTATATTCTTGGTAGTCCACCGCCGAAATCAGCACGTATTCTTGGCAATCCGCAACAGGCGTTTTCGTTGCTTTCAAATTGCCATACTGGTTAACGACGGTGACGCATACAGACATTTTTTAGCCTTGAACGGGTTTCATTGAAGCCTCGAAGTACTTCTTAATTTCTTGGTCGACTGGAATAAGCTCAGTCACGATAGCGCCCGCTAATGGGTCTTCTGGATTAATCTCCAAGCGCAATTGGTATTCGCGGCGAGGAACAAGAGCACCAGTGCGCTCAAGAAGCAGGGCATATTCATGGTCAATCATCAAAGGTTGATCCCATTGGGGATTCACATCACCAGATTCACCGATAGTGCGGCGTTTGAATTTCTCCGAGTTGATTTCACGTAGAGGACGTGACACGTTCAGTTGAGCACTGTCACCACGTGCTGAGTTCCAAGTGATATCCATGCCAAGTACAAAAACGGATTTAGCCATTTGTTAAGTCTCCAATATGTGAGTCACCAACTTGCCGTAGGTATCGGGGAAGGTGAATTTCGTTCCATCACGGACAAGGGAACCGACCACGGTTTCAATGTCGCCCTCATGGAACTCGATAAGTGAATTAAGGATTTTCCCGTACTGGCGACGCATCCAATGCGCAGAGGCCAACAGGTCTAACGCCGCGCGTTTGGTCGGGACAGGTTTGGTATTGAATTTCTTTGCAGTAGAAATTGACGCAGCAAAATCATTGAGCGCGGCATACGCGCCAGCTGGATTCAGCAACACATCAACATTCCATTTTTTAAGCTCAACTTCGGAGCGGTACCAGACAAGACCCGTGTTCGCGAGCTTCTGCTCAAGTGCCTTGTTGTAGATACGCCAGTAAATGCGCGAGGTACGCGAACCAATCGAGTATTGCTCTTTGGTGTAAATCGGTTTGCCATCTTTGCCGATACTGGCAATGGTCATATCTTCATGAAGCACAGGGCCACGACCACGTTCAGCGGTGCGGAAACAGTCGTCACGCCACGCCTTGTAAGCGTATTCGCAATCAAAAATCCCGTCGTAATCGTCATAGGCCAAGTCAACACGCGCCAAAGTTTGCACACCAAGCACATTGGTCAGCCAGTCATGCAACGACCACGTAGGACGACGGGCAAATACATGCTTGCATCCCGTTCCGTTGATTTGGAAATGCACCGTGTCATTGTTACCGCCGATACCAACGAAGCCGCAGAAGTCCTCACCATCTGGCGAAGTCAGTTTCATGGATTCGGTGTAGAACTGGAAACCCAAACCGCGGGGCGCAGACAGCGACAAACCAAGCACTTGATTGGTGAAGATGCGTAAGCAGTCTTCCAAGTAATTGCGATAACAGATATCAAATGCTTTGTTGTACGCATCAATCTCGTCGGAAGTCTGAGCGACCGTCGGATTAAACACAGGTGGAGCAGGGAACTTAGGTGCACGACAGTGACGCTGTAACAGTCCAGATTTGGCAAAGCCTTTGTATTCCTCATGCTTGTGCAATCGACGAACCACATCGTGACAATGACGTAAGTCTTTCACGGCAAACGTAAAACACAGGTAATCAATATGAACGCTTTGCTCATCGAAACTTTTAAGGATGTTAGTTGCAGTAGTCATCGAACACCCCCATATTGATACGTTGTTCAACGGTCGTGTTGGTGATGGACACCAACTCATAAGAAGCGAACTGAGACGAAGCCCAAGACTCAAGATGAGACATGGATTTAAGCAAATCCCATTCGTCGCAACCTTTGACCAACACAGACACCGTGTAGTCAGGCAGCAAGTCGTAATAGATGATTTGAGCTTCGTTCATGATTACTGAGCCTCTAAAGCCGTCGCTTTTGAAGGTGTCATGCCTAAGAAACGACATAGAACTTCATGTTCGTCAGATTCAAAACGAAACTCGTAATCGCCAACCGAGAGATAACCAAAGGACTCTTGGTTGTTTTCGAATGTGCTAATGCAGTAGCCAAAGTGATTGAAAGGAACAACGACTTCTTCAAAGATGTCAGTTGTAGTGATGTAACAGAGCTTGAAAGCTGGAACGTGAGACACTGCGAAGTGACGGAGCGTTAACGTTTTAACATTGACGTTTTTAACTTCAGTTTCTAATACGACCATTACAACAACCTTGACTAGTGAGAGAGCGACCGCCAAAGCCAAGACGTAAGCGTCAAGGGCAAACGCCCAAAGCTAAGGCGGTCTGATACAGTAAATTCTGTAGTGATTAAATACAGATATTTCTGTACCGTCAACACAGCAAAATCTGTACTAAAAGACTAAAATCAGTCCAATAGCGTGATTAGAGGAAAAGCAGAAATGTACACAAACAAGCTCATTGATGCTTATAAAGAGCAAATGAACTACATTCAATACAAGCAGATTGCTCATGACCTAGGTGTAAGCCCTCAAATGCTCACAGAAGTAAGAAAAGGTCGAAGTTATCTCAATGAAAATCAGATACTTATGCTTGCTGAAACTATTGGTGAAGACAAAGAAAAGGCTCTGATTGGCTTAGCGATGGATAAAGCAAAAACGCACGAAGCGCAGACACTATGGCAGAACATAGGAAAAAAGTTTAACGGACTTGGATTATCAAGCATTTCAATGGCTTGTGCTGGATTAGCCTTAGTGATTGCAAGTCCTAAAGAATCACTATATCAGTGCGCATTATGTATATTATGTTAA